TACGAAGCCATAATGCGCATCACTACCGGTTTTATTTCTGCCGGAAGTTTTCTCAACGCCGCCACACGATCGCACCGACTGAGTGCATAATCTGCCAGTAATTCTGTTGCCCGCGCCCTGTCATTCATACTGATGCCCATTTTCCCCAGGAACGCAGAAAACCCCATCTCAGCCCGATTCTGTGTCATGCCCTGCGCGGCCATCACATCAGTGATACTCAGCGCATCTTTTGACGTTGAGGCCGATGCATCGGTCAGGCCAGGGGATTTTGGGGAGTAGTATTTCGGTAAATCTTCCAGTTTCATTTTTTGACCTGCTCTTCATGCATTATGGGGTAAATCTTCACCCCCAGACGTCCACCAGATACTGGCTGACCACGAACGATATTGATTTCATCAAACTGCTCATCGTCCATTAACACTCCCGCATGCGTCAGCGCATCCAGCGGTGCTTTCAGGATATTGTCCAGGTCGCGACGACGCTTATCCGGTGGCTCTGCAATCACCTTTATCGCCAGCCTTCCGGACAGGCTTAATTTCAGCCGCTGCTGGCGAACAATAAGCGCCACAGCCCGGCGATAACGCTTTCCCTCCTCCGAGATAAAATATGTGCTGCCACGGCGTCGCCAGTAAGTGTTCACCGTCGGCGGGTAAGGTAAAACCAAATCTATGAGCATCAGTCACCTCTTTTACCCAAGCACGCCAGTTGCAAAGGCGTGATCAAGAAAACGAAAAATTAAATCAACCTGAGAACCATGCTTTTCTTCGAACGCCAGAGGATCCGCATGAAGCTCGTTGTGATGCTCCCGACACAGCGGTAGCGTGAAAATATCGTGAGATTTTGTCCCCATTCCGCCCTGACCATGACCAATCAGGTGATGGGGATCGTCGGCTGGCTTACCACAACACGCACACGGCTGTGTCTTCACCCAGCGTGTGTATTTCTCGTTAACCCAGCGGCGACGTTTAGGTCGTTTCATGAAAGATTCCGGAGACTCAGGATCAACGGCAATGCTGACCACCGTCTCTTCCTGTGGCGGGGTTTGCTGGTGGGCGTGAGGCAGCGGCGCAAGATTTTTTGTGCGCTGCTTCAGTATGCTGGTGGCGGTCTGCTCTCCCGGTACGATGTCGCTTTCACGGTACATTGAGCGGATTTTTTCCGCACGCAACCCCAGCGAACGACGTAATACCGCTTCCGGTAGCGCGTCCGCCACCTGATTGCGGACCGCCCACCAGGATAATTCAGCCAGCGATAATTCCCGTTCCTGCGAGCCATTCATTGCATGGCGTATGACGTCAATCATCCATGCAGACAGGTTTTGGTGAGCAAGTTGCCCGAGTGATTCGGAGGTCTGGTCGCGCAGCTGGTTGTCGCAGTGCCAGCACAACACCATTGCGCCGGTACCATAACGGTGAATGACGGTTTCACTGTGGTGATAATCGCCGTGTGGCCACTGGCAGGATTTAACATGGCGCAGTAACCAATCAGACAATGCGCCAGCGCCACCAGCAGCACGAATCACTCGTTCGTCGCTGAAAAATGGCAGTAATGATTTATCCTCCGCCAGCGGCTGGCGAACGGCAGGAACGACCCCGGACGGCAGATTACGCATGCTTTTCGGTTCCGGCTCCACCAGTACCCGGGTATTGTGGAATACCGGCATGGATTCACGGCCCGGCTTAACGATCACCAGCCCGAGTTCCGGTACCAGAACAGGTCGAAGTAATACCCGCACGTTACCTCCAGATGCGTTGCTGGAATGTGCGGGACGGACGCGGTGGGCGTTCGGAATAAGGGAGTCTGACGTAGATTATCCAGTGACGATAATCGAGGGTGAGGGCTTTCCTAAACTCATATCCACGTCTGCGGTAGTTATGAATCAGCCATTCGGCCTGTTCTTCAGTACAGGGATCGTGCTGATACCAGTCATATTTGAATGCGTGAGAACGCCACCCGTGCCTGCTGGCAAAGGCAGAATCAGAATTGCGAAATTTGAAATTATGCGCCATTGTCATCTCCAATGGCGCTGCAGGTTGCCAGTTGTTCAGGCTGGCTCACGTATTATAACTTATTCCCGAACTACCTTGAAACCGAGTCTTTCCAAGTATTCAATGAATGCCTCAACAGATAACACTACATGATCATCAGGAATTAACGCTGTGTAGGTAATACCCCCATTCTCAACGCGCACAGCATAGAGGCCATCTTCACTAAAAATTTCACGTAATTCTTCGATTTTCATCAACAGAATCCTTCCAGATAAATAGCACTCCCCCTGTTCGGGGTCCATCCCTCTTCTCCCTGCGCGCTACTTAAGTATTTTTGATTCTATTCTGGCACCGTCCAAAACTTCAAACACGTTGAAAATAAAAACAAAAAACCCGCCGAAGCGGGTATACTCAAACAATCTGGAAAATATTTCTTGGATTTGTAATAGGTCTGTTGATGGAGAACAACTCACGAATTAAATCTTGGCTCAAGCCAGTTTTCATAAGAATTCTTAGCCAGGTTGCATCATCCAGCATTTCAATCGCCTCGGCCAGCATGCCGGGTTCTTCAGGGCGCAAAAGTTCATCACCAGGTTCAACTCTCGTATACCCTCTGGAATTAAGATGCATATAGCCAGTTCTTGCCTGTTCCTGGGTCAATAAGCCTAATGCGCTGGCTCGATAAATACACATTTTAAGGCTGATTTTCCATCTAAGTTTAAATTCAACCAGAGCATTCCAGTCGAATTGCTTACCTCGTATTCGTGGAAATTCTTTAATGAAAGATAACCTGGGAACTAATAAGGCGCTCGAAAAGTGATCGGCTTGTGATTCCGTAAGTTTATCACCTGTCGTTATGCCCTCATGCATTACTAAATGCCCTAATTCATGACCTAAATCAGAGCGAAATCTACATATGCTTTTTTTAACATTGTTCCTGATGATAACAGGCCTGTTATTGTGAACAGTAAAAGCATCAACACGATCATCGACTCCCGTAACATGCGCAACGATTACCCCTAAACTCTCCGCCAATTTAACCATTGATGATATAGGGCCAAGACCTAAATTCCAGGCACGGCGACAATCTTCTGCCACTCGCTCAATATCATTCGGAGTAAGTAATTCAGCCCCTGGGTGCTCCGGTATGTTAACGTCAGGAAATTCGATTTCACCTTCAACAGCAGAAATTATAATATTAAGAATCTCAGCCCTGGCCAATACACTATTAGTCAGCGTTTGAGTCCTGGACTTCTTACTCCGAAAATGGCAGACATCACTTTCCAGAGCGTATTTTCGTTCAGTAAAAAGAAAACTGGACTTAATCATAAGCGCTGAAGATATTAACTCAAGACATTGCTCCGATGGCCTGCACCCCTTCTCCAGTTTGCTAACGAATTGCTTTGTCTTGCCAATTTTTTCGGCTAACTCTTCACAAGAAAGCCCAACAGCCATTCTCGCTAGTTTGAGCTTATCACCCCGATACTCAGTGAAGTTATTCACCTGATGTTCCATCACTGCTCACATCCAAATCTTTATCCTTCGTACGCCGACGAAGAGGCACCTTATTAATCTCCGCTTCGTCAGGGAGTGTGTTATAATCAAGAGGCATAAGCGGCATCGATGCTGTAGATTGATGAGAAACTATACTAATCTGAGCACCATAAGTATTAAATCCAACAAGAGCTACCTCCCAACGAGGCAGTGTGGACTCTAATTCACCATCGCCCTCTTCGGATAAAAAAGGCTCAGCTATGACTCGCCATGTAATATCTTGCTCAGCCTCAACATCACCAAACAATGAGAGCTGCTCATACTCTACTTTATTTCGACGCAGACGATGTTTCTTTTTGGGGTTATTAATGCAATCTTTGGTAAATTGTAGCGGAACTTTATTTAAAGCAACTACATAGTCCAACCCCTTGGAAATCATCTCAAGGCCAGGAATTGCATCTTCATTTTGAATAAGATGATTTCTGACCCAATCATAAGCCCTTACACCTTCAGACCAGTTGCTGTCTAATGCGTGCTTATGATAGTACAGCTGCTCAAGTACGTTAGCGATCTCCGCCAACAAGTGGCGAACATAGTTTTCAGCAAGATAAGGTTGAAATTCCCAACAAGGAGCTAACTGATTTTCATTCATTTCAAGTTTCGCTTTTTTTAGAATTCGTAAACCACATATTTTCGCATTTTTCTATTTTTGTCAACCAGACTAATGCAAAAACCCGCCGAAGCGGGTTAAGTGCGGGTGCGTTGAGGATGCCTGGCACATCAGAGGTGGCGGGAGATTACTCCCCCGCCGGGTCTCTTACTCCTCAGGTTCGTAAGCTGTGAAGACAGCGACCTCCGTCTGGCCGGTTCGGATTCGTACCTCGCAGAGGTCTTTCCTCGTTACCAGTGCCGTCACAATGACGGTTAAACAGATGACGATCAGGGCGATTAGCATCGCCTTTTGCTGCTTCATAGCCTGCTTCTCCTTGCCTTTCGGCACGTAAGAGGCTAACCTACGTGTGTAGAGCATAGATATGGCCTCAGATTAATGTTAAGCGTCTTGCCGGACGCGTAATGTTAACTGGGGCTTTTCTCTATCTGCCTTTTGGTGTTCATGCCTGAGACAGATAGCCTCAAGCACCCGCTGCAATTCTACTTAACTCTCCTTTTCCCGCAAACCGTTTTTATCCCCAGCGGCAAATCGAATACACCACCAGCGCCACCGCCATCGCAATTCCTACCGTTGTTAATGCTTCAGGCCAGGTCATCGTAAAATATCCTCCACGCTTATCAGTCCGTTCCGCTCCAGATAACTCATCGCCTTATCCGGTAATTTGCAGTCTGGCTTCGCTTTCCTCAGTTGCCAGGTTAACTGCTTTACCAGCATGGTTAACTCATCGACCAGACGCTGATATCCCACTGGTTTGTATTCATGCAATTTACCGGCTGGCTCTGCTGCCAGCGATACCAGTGCGATTTCCAGAACAGCAATATCCATCTTATATGTGCGGATGATGTCATGGTCGATTGTACCCGGTATGCACAGTCTCTGTGCTTCAATAGTCTCCTCTGCGTGAGCTATTAACTGCTCTCTGGTAAAAGTCGTCATGCCGTAGCCCCTTCTTGATATTTTTCAAACCAGAACACAACCGGCTCTGCTTCCAGCGATGCCAGCGCAATCCGTGCCAGTTCCATTTGTTCACCACGGGTAAGCCCGTTTTCAAGCGGGTTTTTAATGAACAATTCAATACGTTCTTTGGTAATAGTGGTCATGTGTTACTCCTTAACCCGCAGTGCTTTCAACTGATGAGGGGAACAAAATCTTTTCATCAAACCCTGCATTCATATCATGAACAGCAACACACCAATCCATCGACGAACGATTATCAAGAGCCTCCATGATTTCATCCATGCGGCGTAGGTCATACAGGTAAATGCTTTTATCGCCAATGGTGTAAAAACCAATTTTTTTCGGTGATGGGCAGCGATCAAGAACGTCCTGTAATTCGTTCAACCATGCCCGTTCTTTTTTTGTCAAAGTTGCCATATCACTCTCCTTTGATGCGAATACCAGTGGTACTCATTATCCTGATTTCCCAGAGCACACGAGGAACACCACCGTTTCCGACTGGATCGCGTTTACTCCGCAGGGCGACGCTTGATTCCGCCCAGCTTTTTCTTGGAGGAAGCTCTTTCACACGAACAAAACCAGCTGCGCGAAGAGATGCTCCTGATTCATCTGCCCGGGTGTACGTAATACAACGTTGATAACCCATAGCTTTTGCTGCCCGCCAGACAGCACCATAAAGCGCGCTGTTAGCGTTGCGTTCTCCTGTGGTACATGTGCGATTTACTTCAAGCGTTAATCCATCATCCAAATGTCGTGCAACAGGTCGACCGGCTGTCGCCACACCTATCAATTCTCCGGCATCATTTCTCAGACCAATGCTGAATTTATGCCCCACCGGGGGTTTATTGTGTCGGTGATGTCTGGATATAAACGCCTTCGCAACACGAAGAGTAACCGGTGAAATTTGCATTCTCACTCTCCTTTGATGCCAATGTTTACAGACTGGCAAGCCTCTTTGAGCACCCAGTCAACAGCGTCTTTCCATGCTCCGGTTTCGACTGGCGGATTCTCACGCTTTACCTGTTCATAGAAACGCACTGCTTTAATCAATCCTTCTGGTGTCAGTGGCACAGGCGGGGCAGTGAATAACGCCTGAATTTCATAGTTTGGTCTGTCGTTACAATCCTCTTTTGTCGGGACATATTTCCAGTCACCAACCCACTGCTTCCCCTGAAAGTCTGTAACGCCTTTTTTCACGTAGCGATATCGCCATGCCACTGGTTTTGCCTGCCCTGCCTTTTCATGCCCTTCCTGATAATTAATCTCGCTCATTCATCGCCCCACTCATCACAATATGCTTCGACCGGTGTTTTCCCTGCTTCATAATCATCACGCCATGCTTCAGCATCAGCGGCACTTCCACCGCGTAACTCTGCATAATCCATTAACAGTTCATGCCATTCTTCAAAACTGGCGTTATATTTAGTTGAACCAGAATCAGCCATTTTGTTCTTCCTCTTCGTCTTTTATTTCGTGGTATGAGTAATTGCAGTAGTTAAAGAAAATATCTTTTGCTTCGTCATGTATTTCATCAGGCGTCGCATCATCATCCACTTCGAATTCATCCTCGAAATCTCCACCGGCTATTTCCGTTTCAATAATTATTTTAAACTTTCGCATTTAACTACCGCCCTTTCGGGCGGCCTCCTGATGTTCTGAGGGTGCAGAAATCCCTCCGGTTAAGGATTAAATTTTTAACAGAGCTAAATTTAATTATTCAGTTCTGGATTTTGTCGCCCTGCGTATCCGCGCTTTCGCGTTACGCTCAATCTGAATTAGCTTTTCTATATTTTTTCGCCTTTCCCGCTCCTCCTGGCGCAAGTGCCTTACATCATCTGCCAGTCTGGTTTCTCTTTTCGCCACAGAGAGCATCCAGTCAAATGGCTCCACAACTGCACCGCAGATTTTACAGCGGACCTGACGCTCTTTTTCG